CCATCACCAAAGAATGCAACTCCTGGTGCCACAGTATATCCATAACCTGGATTAATCACTTCAACCGATTGAACTGATTTTAAATTTGGATTAACATTACTATTACATACAACAATTCCGCCGATCATTGTTGCAGACCCAACTCCAGTTATTCCACCTGTTGGAGCCGACGAAATTGCAACTCTTGGCGGTGATGAATAACCACCACCTCTATTCGTAACCGTAAAGTATCTTATGCCACCATTAACCAATGCAGTAACAGCAGATGCCGTCACACCAGAACCTACAAGTGTTAATGTTTGAATTGATGCATAAACATTATTTTCAGAATCTGTATCTCCAGTGCCACTTCCCCCTATAGAATCGTCAATTTGGTCAACTCCAGTATCAATAACTTCATCTTCATACCTAAAGAGTTCACATCTTAAGTCATAAGTGGTATTTCCTTGAAGTTGATAGAATGGTTGTTCATGCTCAACATATTTTATTTCAAATAAACGATCACCTAAAGGAAAATAAATCAAATCTCCTTCCTTGGGGCGGGTCGATAATTTAATATTTGTTTCGTTCTTTAAAAGAGGGGAAATATATGTCTCAAATCTTTCTCTTGATATTGAAAGAGTTAATTCATTAAGTGCTTGAATACCAAATTTTGAAAGAATGGTGGGATTTTCTCCGTACCCTTCATAATTAACAAGATATGCCTCTATTGGATATGCATCCTCAAATGAAGATTGTATGACTTCTCTTATAACAGTTTTTTCTGTAAGGTATTTTCTTGGCAAATAATAAACTTCAACACCATACATTCTCAATTGTTCATTGACTAAATCTTGAATCAAATTTCTTTCTGATTGTGAACCTTGGAGAAAAAATGGATTAAGCATACAATTAACCGATCATATCCAAAGGTGGAAGTTCATAAGTATTGGACATTTTTTCCATGAGAATATCAATTTCTCTTTGAGCATCATCAAACATTTGACGGCCATTAAGTTCTACTCCACCTGGAAGTTTAACGCCAGTAAATTTCATCATATTCTGCCCCCACTGCTTTTTAATTAAAGATGTGAGATATGGCTTGATAAAAGAATCATTCCAAACTCTACTATAATCATTTGGATCCAAAACAGCATAACAATCTAAAATAACAAAATTTCCTACTGTTACTGCTCCCCAATCAATATCAAGATACAATCTGTCCTGTCTTTTATTAAAACGAATTTGCTTTTGAGTATTAAGTAAAAAATCAAGATCCTCAAGATATGTTTTTACCATTGCATATGACAAAAGTTCCGTCGTTCCCCAATAATAAACATCATTTAGGAATAATTGATATTTAACACTAAACATATTATGGGTAATATTATTTGACCCATCATATTGAAATATCTTGTTTACTCCAATAACACCTGGAGGAACTTGCAAATAATTACTATTTTCCTCATATTTAAATGTTGTTGCGGTTCCTACAATCGTAGTATTTACAGTTGTAGTTACAATTCCTGCACTTGAATTATTACCTCTTGCTCTTCCTCTATTAATATCTGCTTGTGTAAATTGATATTTAAAAAATGCTGGATAAACACCATCAAAATGACGCTCTTGGAAAAACTGAACAGCATCATCTACAAGGTCATCAATCTGCTCATCAGCCACGTTGATTTCCAAAACTGGCGCTCCCAGTTTTCTTTTGCAGTAATCTATTAATTCTTGTCTAGTAGATGGTTGCGCCATTTATATAATACCTCTTAAGATATTTAGGGTGCTGAAGAAATTCCTAAAGATAATACTACTTCTTGCTGCTTCAAGTAGAGTTTGCAAAAGCATTTTGCAATGTTTTTAATTTGCTCAACGTCTTCTATACTATCTATTTCTGAAGCAATTTTAAAATATTCAAAACTCTTGCTTAAATTTTCAAGTTCTATTTTATTTGGATCCACCAATCAAACTCCTAAGTAAAAATTTTATTTCATCAAGATCACCTTTCATATTAGCAACATCAGTCTCAAGATTTTGTATCTTTTGATTCTCATCATTTTTTGTTTCGCGTCTTAAAAGATATTCTTGATATTCTGACATATTATTATTGATAATAGAATTTGTATTTGGATCCCTTAATAAACTGGGATGGCCTTCAACTTTTAAGTATTTCATATCAAGCAAGAGTAATAACTCTAAGATCTTTCAATCTCGGTACATATGTTTGACTTGTTGAAGTCAGAACGATTTTAATTCTATATGATCTAAATGTTGGCAATTGATCAACACTGAATGAATATTCTTTATATTCAAGATTTTGTGGAAGGAACCCTAACGAAGTTGATGGTGAAACATAAGAGTCTGGACGACCATCATTATTTGCTGGATCAATAACTTGCTTTCTTACATTCAAATTTATGTAACCGGGGAATGGTACAAAAATTGGAGAGAAGTTTTGATTTTCACCAATTGCATAGAAAGCGCGAATATCTGAGTAAATATTAACATTTGCATTTGTCAAAAGAAGAATTGAAGATGCAGGACTTTCTAAAGTAATCTCTTTGGAAAGGTATTGGAATGCTGTGGGATCATCTACAATACTATTAACTCTATTATCAGTTGCATAATCTGTAATTACACTATTTACGCGGTTTGAAGTCGTTATTAAACTGACTCTTTGAGTATCAATAACAGGACTTAATCTACTATCAATAGTGCTCAAAAGAAGTCTCATATCCAAAGATTTGCTTCCGGGCAAGTTGGTAAGATTTGCATCTTCATTTACTTTAGAAGCAATTATTCTTGTGCTGTCAAGATAATTTGTTTTATTTACTGAAATAGATTCAAATCCATTGTTTGCATATGGAACTTCAGTTCCACTAATACTTTGTCCTGTTATCGTTCTTATTTCAGCACTCAATGATGTTCCTTGAACAGTTAGATTCTGAATCATTGGAGTAACCAACTCAAAAGGAATGTTTTGAGTTGCTTTGATATTATATCCTCCAGTTGATTTGGATTTGTTGAGATAAAGTTTAGGAAAACTTGTACCAACAGATCTATCATTTCCGTTAGATGACATATTAAGTTTAACATTATAAGAATCAAAAGTAATTGGATTTGATACTGTTACATCTTCAAGATTATGAGTAATATTAATTCTCTTTAAAGATACGCCAGATAATTCATACTTATAAACAGGAGTTCCTGCTGGGTAATTTTTAGAATTTGATCCCCTAACAATAGTACCTCCAAGTGTACCTCCAGAAGCAGAAGTGTAAGAAATTACTTCATCACCAATTAAAGCATATCCTAAATTAGTTGTTCCAACTCCAACATTTTCAAATGTAGTAAAGTTTGAAATACTATCTACAGAAATTGCTGCTGTAGAGTCTGAGTTATATGCAAGGCTTAATTTTGTTGGTGCAATATCAGACTCAACCCCAGAAATGGCAACATAGTTTTGATTGAAGTACATTCCATGATTTTTATGGTTAACTAAGATATGCAATCCATCTGATTCGGTAATAATTTCAGATACTGTTACTGCAACCCCAACAGATTTATTCAAATCAGTTGTTATACCAGAACTATTTGTATATCGTAATGTTTTACCAATTCCAGTTTCAAAATCACCCTGGACATTATCCAATATAAGTTGATTTGTACTTGCAATAGAAACTATGGAGAATCTTGCATTGCTTCCTACAGAGGTGGCACCAATAGTTGTAATTCCAAGAACATCTCCAACTTGATATCCAGTACCACCATTTGAAATAGTTGCACCAACTGCTACACCATTACTTATGGTAATATTTGCAGTTGCATTTCTACCATTGCCAGTTACTGTTGTCAAATTAACATTATTAAATGTAAGGTTACCTGAAGATGGAGTATAACCTATACCTGCATTAATTATATTGAGAGTAGTATATGCAATTCCTGCACCACCTACATAATTTCCAGTGGCGTTTGTGCCATACTGAAAAACGGTATTTCCAAGAGTTAATCCAGTATCTTGAAGAGTTGATCCAAGACCTACTCTAATTCTTCTTGAATTTGTATTTAAAGAATTTGGAAGTAGTGTTGGAATTTGTCCATTTCCAGAAGATAATTCTGGACTATAATACTCTGCATTTCCATTTGATAAGAAATCAGCCCTGTACAGAACAAATTTCATATCTTCCCATTGACTTGCTTCCCAAGTAGATGCATTTTGAGACTTGAATAGTGAGCCAAGATATGGTTGGTTTGAAATATAAGTTTGAGTTAGTAGATCATTCTCACCAATTCTTGAAATATAAACACTATATTTTGTTGAATTTGATGCAAGGCAAATACAATAATCTGTACCACCTTCAAGATAAACTGGTGATTTGAAAATAAATGATGTTGCAATAGACGAATCTGAAGAAATATTAATTTGACCTGGATCTAAAGTAGTTTCTGAGAATGGTAAAACTTTTTGTGTTGGAGATCCATTCTGCATCGTTCTCAATTGGAATGTCACTGGAACATCATTGTCATCTTTTGATGAGAAGAAAACATCACATCTTGTTAGGAAAATTCCTGTTTCATCTTCAACCAAGAAAGATTGTGCAAGAGGATCATACCAACCAACAAATGAAGTTGAAGAACTTGTATTTGAACCAATCGCTCCTCCAGAGGTTGATGATGAAGTTGAAGATACAGCTCTTGATTCAAATTCTTGTTTATTTTGAATTCTTGCATTTCTGACAGAAACTATATTTTCTTGAACTGTTTCTATGGTTCCATCAGAAACAAATCCTTCCTCAGCAATTGTAGTAGCAGCATTTTGATCGTTCAGATTATTATTGACCAATGTGAAGACTTTATTTCAAGTTGCGAATCGTGGATTATCTAAAATATTTGGATTTGGAACAAAGAAACTGCCGATCAAAGTTGCTGATAAATCAGATATTAATCTAATATTGGTAATTGTGGCTTGGGCGCCACTTGTTTGTCCAACCAAGATCATGCCACTTTCTACCCATCCACTGTATTCGCCTTGGAATTGAGTTGCTAATGAGAAAGTATCAACGTTTAAAATATTGGAAGTGGATGAATATGTGGGTTGCAATACCTGACTTGTGTATGGATTTTGTGAATAGGTGATAGTAGGTAAATTATAAGGACCTTCTCTATGATTTGATTGGGCAACCCTAAAAGCGATAGATGGACGTAGTGTTTGTGAGTTTGGTCCAAGTCCTGTTGGCCCAGAAGTGCCAACTACTTTTTCTCCAACCTGGAATGATCCAGAAACCATACTAATTTCAAGGAGTTTTGGTACACAATATCTAGTAACATCAATGCCATCAAAGAATGCATAAAGTTGTGTTAATGGTTTTACTTTTTTGGAAACAAATTCAATATTTCTAGATCTCATGTAAGCAACAATATTTCTACTTACAACTCTGTCTCCAACAGATGTATTTTCAAATTGTTCTGTTATAAATGTTGTGGTTCCTGTTCTTGATGCAGTTCCCGTTAAAGTTGTTGTAGTAGTTGTTTCTTGGAAAGTTGTAGTTGTACTAAAATCTTCTTGCCAAAGGGATGCGGTTCCGTCACCACCATTTACCCAACCACCAGTACTCCACGTATTGCTAGAATTGGATGTTTCGGTCCATGAACTTGTACTTGAACTCGTACTTGATCCAGTCCATACAGTCTCCCATGAATTCCAAACAGTAGGAGCAAATCCAGTTTGAGGATCTACATTTAACGTTCTAACGGCAAGTTGCATTGTAGAATCAAAATTACCCTCAACATTGATAATTTTTGCATCCAATCTGACAGTATCTACCCAAGTATCTGATGCGGGAGTTAATTCAAGAGATCCTTGCCAAAAACTAATTAAGAAAGGTGTGACACTTTCTTTTCTTGTTGCAAAGGTTTGCTTTAACCACTCAACCTCAGCATAATCCAAAGTAATAATATCACCCGTCTTTCTTATATTATTACCTTCAACTGGAGAAAATGCCAAATCTTCAGTTGGATCTACATTAGTTACTGGTCCAGGTATTAAATCAATTGAATTTGTATAATGTCTTGCTCTTAATTCATTATTTTTTAGGTCTATACTATTTTTAAATTCAACAGAATTTTCTTGTGGCAAATAAGTTGAAAAATTATCAACAAAAAATCCTGACTTAAATCTATTCAGACCTTGAGCATCAGAAACAAATAGATTTGAAGTATTGCTTTCTAAAAGTGAAAGAGTTGTATAATACTCTAGAGATTTGACGCGATCTTCAATCTTCTTAATATCTGCCATCGTAAATCTCTTATGCTGCAAGAATTCAATTGAAGCTTGAGATACATTATAAAGATATGGTGGAAGTGTTATAGCAGCAACTTCTAATGAATCGTCTATAATATCTGGGCGAGTGAGTTTTTCTCCTGGCGTTCCAAACTTAATTTGAAATCTCCCATCCTTTGAAAGATATATTCTATCAATTCTTCCAAGGTAGAATGAGAATGATGCTAAGATTAATTCATCTGATGCAAGAATATTTGCAGCAGAATTTCCAGAAGAATTGAATGTTCTTCCATAAAATTCCAATGGAGATCTTGCTCCGATTGTTACAGTATAATCAGAAACTTTTGGTCTAATATCAATAATATCAGTATTTCTTGCTACATCAATTGATTGAATTTCTTTTGAATAATCAAATGTGTTATATGAATTTGTGGTTGTAATATCTCCATCATCTGAAGATTCGTAATAACCATTGGTAAAGTATACTTTTAATTTTCTTGAAGGTTCTTCAATTTTTGATTTTCTTGTAATATATCCATAATCATAAAATGTTCCTTTCTGCCCACTTCCAAAGGTGAAGTTGGAAGAAACATTGGAACTTGGAGAATTTAATGAGGTAATAACTGCACTAACTTGGGATTCTTGAAATATAACAGTTTCTCCTTCTTTAAATCCGTTTTGATTCTTTAAAATAAATGAAATTTGAGAATCTGTAAGTCTTTCTGCACATATTCCAATTGCACCACTAGTTTGTCCTACAAATTTTTCACCTATTATCAAATCTGATGTTTTTGTTGACGGACCACTAATAGAAGATAATACAATTGTTGGTGCTGATGGGTTGGATGTGTCTAAGGATTCATAAATTCCATAAATGTTGATAATATCTGCAACATTCAGTGATATTTTTTCGTCCTGAACTCTTGTTCCATAAGGATAATTGCCATATACTAATCCATCATTAACAGTTGTAGTTCCTGTTCCGGAATATGAATAAATTGATTTATCAATTATAATTGAATTGACTCTATTTTTAATTTTTATCTTTGCTTTTGGTTTTGATTTTGTTAAGGTAGTAACTAAAGTTGCTCCTGTATTATTTGAGCCTAAGTTATAAATTTGTAATTGAGTTGATCCACTTATGAATGCAAATTTATCAGAAGTTAATACTTCAGTTGTACCGTCAGATCTAATTAATGAATATCTTTCTTCATCAAAAGGTAAAAATGTTTCATTAGTTCCTGCACTTACTGGAGTTGATAATTGATTTCCAGAAATATTGATAGTAAATGATTTTCTTATTGTAAGAGAAGCATTAGTTAAATCTACAGAAGAAATATTGTTTTTTGGTAATTTTGTATAAAGTGTGTTATCTGTTGAAACTTCCAAATCCGTTGTTAGAATTTGGAGATCTGTTACTGATAATGAAGCGGACGGTAATATACTACTTGCTACTCCAGTTACTGCCTGTACATTAGCAATTGTAACTACTGTTGAACCAACACTAACTACTCTCGCATATACTTTATCTGGTAGGGTAGAGTCTGTGTATTGAACTAAGTTTCCTGGTTTAATAATGGTTCCAGGAAATTGAGAATTTGAACTTGCTATGGTGCTAATGCCACCAATGTAAGTACTGATAGTAGCTAATCCAACAGTATATCCAGTTGATTGAATTGCATCAGCTGTAAATGTGGATGCAGACCCCACAATACCATAAACAGATTTAATATCAGAAATTCCATACGATGTTACTGCAGTAGAAACTCTTCCATTTGCAATTCCATTAAAGGTCAAAGATTCATTGGGTACAAAATTGCCATTGGTTTCATATAATACCAAAGATTTTGAATTTGAAACTGCATCCTTTAAAAATCCAGTTGCTCCACTAGAATTTCCCTTTACAAAAGTTGGAATTGTGAGTGTAATT